TACTTGGGGTGCCGATTGGGTCGGCATTGCGGTATCGGCCTGCATAGGTTACCTCTTTTTGTAGGCTTTCAAGCGTTCGGTAAAGGAAGGGAGTGAGATCGAGTCTCGGATCCGCCGCCATTGGTAGGTTTGGCTGTTGCGGATGTGGTGTCCGCATTTCTTGATTAACAAGATCAATAAACGCGGAATAGGCCCTCTGTACTTCCCCTACCATTCGGAATGGGAAACCGGAGAGCATCCCCGCGATTTCATCATCCGTTTTAGAAGGGAATAAATACTTCAGTGCTTCAATGCTATCAACCCCTAACTCTTGCAGGTTTCGGGTGAAGATAGATTGATTCAATTTGTCCTGAGCAGTGTCTTCGTAAACAGGGCCCATCCACCGCCAATCAACGGTTCGATCACCATCTGGGGCCAGACCTAACACACCATCAGGGATCTCTTTTGTTTGAATTGCAGTGTCAATTGCTTTCTGCAGTTTCTTTTCGTAGGATGCTTTCTGCTTTTCGTACTTAGTAACTGCAGCTTCGTCAGCGGGATCCTCAGGCGGAGCAGGATATTTAATGTTAGATGCGTAAGCCAACGATTTCCGGAAGATCTGTTCTTCCTGAAAGATCATTAACTCAAAGCATTTACAAACTCCGTAGGTGTAAAGCTGAAGACACTTTTTCTTTGCTGTAGCACTAACGCGACCATAAGCAGACTTGATTTCAGTCGCTGTAACATTCGTGATGCTCAGATCGTCGATGCCACCAAGTGCCAATCGGATCTCACTGCGAAGCTGTTCAGCGTATCGAGCTTGGTCTGTGCTGACAGCATTAGGCGTAATGAACCCAACGCGATCGGTTGGCTCCAGGTTGGCAATAACACGGGGAACACGCATACCGCTTCCCGGCCTACCAAGATAACCAGGGGGTTGACGCGTAACGTTATCTTGCTTATAAGTCGAACTGGATAAAAAGAATTCTGACTGAAACCCAGATTGACTGGAAATACTGGGCCGCTGAGCAGACATATCGCTATCTCCGCTCTCAATGATGTCTTGCTTCGGACGGGAAGACAGAAGGGTTGGATTTCCGAAGAAAGACAAGTTGGCCCTGATGTTTTTGACCATCTCATCGTGAGCGATGATTTGGTTCGCTAACCACTCAAACTCACCAGCACCTTCAGTACCAAACGCATCAGGGTTGTTAAAGACTTCAACACATGGGATAAACTCCATCGTGTTGATGACTGTCTTTTTGTCAAAAATGCCGAACTCCATGGTCGGCATGTCGAACGTGATCTCTTGCTCACTGTGATACTCTTCAATCTCAGTTGCAGTAATCCTGAGACGCATGTAACGCTTATCCGTATTTAAACCAACCCCTTGAAAGCCACGGGTGGATTTAACTTTGTACGGATAAATAATGATTACTTCTTCAAGATCCCCTTCTGGTGAGTAGTATGTCCTGTACGAATCTTTGTCGAACCAGTAAAGGCGATATGTCTTTTTCGTAGGACGGATGTAGAAAAGACCTTTACCATTGCAAAGAAAACGGTCCCAAATTGAATCTAACCGCGCATCTAATTTGTTGAATTTAATGACTTGCTGGATAAAGTCAAAACGCTGTGTACCAAAATTATCTTGAGCCGGATAAAACTCAACACCCTGCCTGATGCCAAACATACGCATCTGGGACAGATGCGCGTTTACAAGCATCGTATCAGCGGTGCCGTCGCCGTCACGATTGATGACTGCCTTGAGGATTGCGTCGAGAGTCGGATTACTGCGCTCGCTCATGGGTAGTCAAAAATTGCTTACTGATCAATATCGTAGCCCGCTGTCAACCTTTTTAGTGTAATTACGTCGTCTTCGACTTCAAGCTCAAACCGCTCATTCGGCTGAAGTGCCATGTCGTGGCACAGCTCGTCAGGAAGAGGGATAACGGCAGAGCCGTAAGCATCCTGCTCAAGCTCAACGTTGTAATAGCTGGTGGACATTCGGTAGTGACTCTTCTAGTTTAAACGAGAATACTCTAACCACAGTTAGTACTCAACCTGCAAATTACCACGCGTCATCAATCCATTGCACAACCAGACGAGGGCATCAACAGCATCGTCGTGAGAGCTGACACCAAAATTGACGATCTCATCAATCAAGGGACCGAAACGCCGATATTTATTAAAAATTATCTTTCGCTGCTCAAAAAGACCCATGATCCCACGGAAACGCGCAACTTTGTCGCCACGAAATCCTTTGATGGCGTGCCAATTTAAATTGTAAAGTCCGTGCTCACCGAGGCATACCCGTTTGAAATCCGCTTCCAAAGAAGCTTGATAGGCTACCGCTTCAGACCAAATGTCAATGTTACTGCCAGTGGGAAAATATCTGCCGTTATCCTTGTGCACCACGCCCCACTCTTCAGCCATTTCCATGAGGGCTTCCAATTTTTCAAGGTTTCCCATAATTCGTATACGTTTGCAGTCAATGATGTGAATCTTATCTTTAACGCGACCTCCCATTACAAACACGGTGTAATCATTCTGCTCTCTTATCCCCGCAGAAAGATCTACACCAATGCCTAAGGAATCAAACTGTGTCGCAATCGTGCCTTTGACAATTAAATCGGGAGACAGGGATAATTCGCTAGTCTGTACGATTTGATTCTGATACTGGAAGCTAAACGCAACAGGGGCCTGGCGTCTACGATCTTGCAGATATTCAAGTGACCACATTTCAGGCCAATAGGATATTTCTTCACCTTGCCCATCAACCGTAATTGCTGACTGTACAATTTGAACCCAGTCATTTGCAGGGACAAAAGTGCTGTTATGAATATCATCGTGGCGGAAACGGGTACCCAAGCAGATTGCCCTTCCACCCTCAAACATGGTAGGAACGATAACGGAATTCCAGTTATCTTCCATGGCGGCACGGATATCCCTATTTTTAATATCGTCGGCTGATTTAATTGCGTCGTCAATAATACAGAGATGAGAACGCTTGGATGTCACCGCACCTTTCAGACCTGCACAACAGACCGTAAATTCCTCTTCACCTGTGGACTTAATCCCAGCAAACTTCCAGTCAATACTCCAGTACTCGTTTGAATTGATCCCTTTTGCAATTTTTACAGTTGGGAAAATTTCGCCATATGTTTTACTCTCTTCAATAATCCTTTTGATGGCTGCACTCTTAGGGCGAGCAACATCAACAGTGTAAGAAATGTAGAGAATTTTTAACGGTTTTTTGTGTAAAGCGTGGATGCCAATAGCCCATGCAGTAAACAAACCTAAAACCGTGGATTTAGCACTGCCCCGCGGAGCAAGAATATCAATGTTTGGCCCACCAATGCCAATTAAGCATTCACTGTCAGCACCTGTACACAAATAACGGTGCCATTCTTTATGATGTGAGGCAGGCGGCTTGTCTCCGACTACTTCACAAAAATAACCAAAATCGGTTCGAGCCCGTTCAATGTCAATGGAAGATGTCTGCTTGACAACTCGCTTTTGAGCAGCGGCTCGCGCTGTTCTCCTGTAAACGGAATAGATGGAAGTACCTGCCATGCCAGTAGCATAGCGGACTAATCTTTACGATTCTTCCGACAGAATCTTTGTCCAAACGCCCATTGAAGCTTCCTGCAGCGGACCCTCAATCGGATCATCACGGAAGATTGAAAGCATCTCACGCAGCGCTCGGTCAGCACCAGCAAGGATTAAACCTTGTTTATCCATTAATACTTTTTCATCATTAAGCTGTTTGATTGCGCCGCGAAGTTCTTTTTGTAGCATTGCAATTCGAGATGTTCCCATATCTTGTTTGACCATCCCCATGTCAATCGCATCGCGAAGCTTAGAAATGTCCTGTTGCATGGAGTCAATCTCCATTTCAAGCAGTCCACTAAAATCCCTCTTTTTGAATTCTTTCTTTGACCACTCATCGCATTCCACGATGCTACCTGTAAACCCGAGAAATCGGGAATACAGGTACATCTGAATTGGAGAGCTAGTTCTCTTGCAGAATGTCAAAAAGGATTCTCGATCTTTATCCGTTAAAGATTGAATCCATTCCGTCATACTCTGTACAGACCGCGTGCCTGCTCGAAATCTCGATTCTCTTTATAGCGCCTAAACATCTCTTGCTGCAAGTCGGTCATACGGCTTTCTTCAGCGGTTGTTCTAACAGTGGCGCGTTGCTGCTCCCCTGTGAGCGTAATCTGTCTTTCCTGACCAGCGAGTAATTGGGCCTGAGTCTGACGTGCTTGTTCGCCAGTCGCTGAAATTCCTAGGCGTTGCTGTTCCCCTGTAAGCGTAATCTGCCTCTCCTGACCAGTGAGTAATTGGGCCTGAGTCTGACGTGCTTGTTCGCCAGTCGTTAAAATTCCTAGGCGTTGCTGTTCCCCCGTCAGACCAATTTGACGTTCCTGACCAGCGAGAAGTTGCGCTTGAGTCTGGCGTTGTTGCTCACCAACGGCGCCGGTTAACATGACTTCACCTGCATAACGCTGCCGTTGAGTTTCCTGCTCGCCAGCAATTGCTTGAGCTTGCGTCAGGCGGGTCTGCTCGCCAGTTAAACCAATCTGTCGTTCCTGGCCAGCAAGAAGTTGAGCTTGTGTCAGGCGTTGTTGCTCACCTGTGGTGACTATCCCAAAGCGCTCCTCTTGACCTCTGGTTTGAATTAAACCTGTCTCACCAACGTAACGCTGACGTTGCGTTTCTTGCTCACCGGCAATTTGTTGGGCCTGAGTTAAACGTTGTTGTTCTCCCGTCAAACCAATCTGTCGTTCTTGGCCAGCGAGGAGTTGAGCTTGAGTGGCCCGTGCTTCTTGTCCAGTTAAACCAATCTGTCGTTCTTGGCCAGCAAGAAGTTGACTCTGCGTGGCGCGAGCCTGTTCTCCAGTTGCAGTAATCCCTAACCGCTCTTGCTCACCACGGGTAACCTCTGTCAAACGTTGCTGCTGACCAGTTAATCCGATTTGTCGTTCCTGACCAGCAAGGAGCTGACTCTGCGTGGCGCGAGCCTGTTCTCCAGTTGCAGTAATCCCTAACCGCTCTTGCTCACCACGGATGGCCTCTGTCAAGCGTTGCTGCTCTCCCGTCAAGCCAATCTGTCGTTCTTGGCCAGCAAGGAGTTGACTCTGCGTGGCGCGAGCCTGTTCTCCAGTTGCCGCAATCCCTAATCGTTCTTGCTGTCCTCGCGTAAGTTCAGTCGCACGCGTTTGCTCACCAGTTGCAGCGATATTGAGACGATCTTGGCGTCCAGTCTCTGCTGCCGTTAAACGTGTTTCAGCAGCAGAAGATTGAATACGCCGAATATCTTGGTTCGCAAAAAACTCAGAGTTGGTGCGGTCTAGTTGAGCACCAAGCTCCATATTTAATCGCTGCTGAGCCCCGCTAACTTCATTCAGAGCGGTTTGCGTTTGTAAAGACTGCGTAGGAACCGGGGT